TCGCTGTAACCACCCCTAAGTCCTCCACAAGCCAGAAGGAAGAGATTACCATTGAGATAAGCGACTACAGCATATCCCAACTCATCACTACCTTTACCGGAGGGATCTATGGCAAGAACTACCCCTGTGTACTCGATAAATTCAGACCCGATTTGGGCGGGTTTGTAAAAGAGATCTCCGTGAAGACCCACAGATGGTAGATCTAAAGCTTTATCACCGTTAGCGCTCCAAACAACTTTATCTGGACCCATCAATCTGTTAAGTCTAAATACACATAGGTCTTGAAGTTTCAGTGGGTATTTCTCTGAATCAGAGAGGCTAATATCAAGAAGGAACTGGAGGTTAAACGTTGATCTTCCTATCGACTCCTTACGTGCCTCTAGTTCCTCCCAACCAAATCTTTCTGGGTCTGTAGGGTGCCCAGCTAAGCTAGTGTCTTCTTCAAAATCTTTCCTTACTTTTGGAGCTAATCTATTTCCGTAATAGTCTTTAAGTTTTTTAGCAGTGGGATATAAAGCAGGCCAAATTCTAGGAGAGTATCCAGCTAGTTCTAACTTGGCGTAAATACTGTCTTGGGTATGAGGAGTACCTAGGAAAACGATCTGTCCTCCAGGTTTAATAACAGAGTCAAACTCTTTAATACTTTCTCTGAGTTTGTCTCTTATAAGCTGCGTTTCACAGCTCTGAGGGGTCTCTACGTCGTCAGCTACGATCAGATCTGCCCTAGACCCAGTGATCTGCCCGAAAATACCACTTGATCTTACTGAGGGGCTTTGATCAGGCTTTGATCCAAAGACATCGAACGCGACCTTAGAAAACCTTTGAGTATCGCTAGGGAATAAATCCTGCACCATAAACCAGTTTCTAAGGAGATCGTGGCAGAACACGCTAAAAGCGTCTGCACGGTCCTGAGCCGCTGAAATAACCAATACCTTTGTATCTGGGTCTTTCCGTAGTCTCCAAAGCACGTAGCCTGCTGTGAGGAAGCTTTTACCACAACCTCGGTAGGCCATGATGATTCTACGGTTAGGACCATTCTGTAAGTAATCAGCTAACTGGTACTGGACAGGAGTAGGGCTTGGGAGTCTTAAGAAATGCCAAAGATGGGTAGCAAAAACAGGGAAGCTAGTGAGGGCTTCCTTAATAATCTGTCTTTGATTAGCATTAGGCACTTATATAAGATTTAACTTTGGACATATCTATTGAAGGGAGAGCTTCAATCATCTCACCGATAGCAGATATATCACCGTTCTTATCAAGAGTAATACCTTGGTCTTTAAGGAATTTAATAGCGTTAGCTAAGTCAGAAGCTTTAACGTTCTCAGAGTTAAGCTGATCTACTAACTTTGTAGCTACTAATCTGTGTAGACCTTGGAGTTCATCCTCCGTAGCCATACCTAATGATTTTCTTCTAGCCATGTTATTTAAGTCCTGGGAATAAGTTTTTCTCTACCATCGCTACAGCAGCATCGTCTATAGTGTTGTCAGTAGTGGTTGCTAATTTCTTTAGAAGATCCACAATTAACTGCTTCACTGAATCAGATTTTAGAAACGCAAAGAGAATAGGCTTAACTAGAAGAACCATTGGTAGAAGAGTAGTTCATAGTAAGGATACTACTTTTTCGCTCTCTTAATTGCAATAAGGTCTAAAAGTTTAGAAGCATACTCAGGATCAGCACTACTACTTTGTTGAATTAGGAGTTCTGCAAATAGAAGATATACAGTCTCTACATCCATCCGTTCGGGAAGAGTGGCTTCGGCTTCAAGAAGAAGCTTTAGTTTCTCGTGCCAAGAGACGTGAGTCGGAATTACATTCTTCGGTCCACTACACCATATCTCAGCAAAGCGCTCCTCGATTGACTCAGGAATGTACATCTGAATCATGTCGAGAGCTTCCTTCTGATGAAGCTGACCAGAATAGTAGGTAGCTACATCACGTAGGGAGAACTTCACCAGCCAGACTCTTTCTGGAACTTCTTAGTAGCTGCGTCTTGAATCTTTTGACGGCGATCTCTTTCAGCCTGCTTTGACCGTTCTTTCATATCTGCCCACTCTTTACTTTTCTTGTGCTGCTCCCAAGCTTTAGTTCTTTCGTACTCAGCTCTACGTTTGCGCTCCTTTTCGCCTTCACGGCGTTGGTATTCCATTTCAGACATAGTTTTAAACCGTGAATTTGTTAGGTTTTTTAGGTGGATAAGGAGGAGCCTCGTTTGGATTAGGTGGCCTATAAGGCCCATCCTCTCCAGGTACATTACCTCCTTTAGCTATCCTCTTTGGAGGAGCTTTGATGATACCTCGATCTTCGCTCATTTTTTTGATTTGTAGGCTGTACGTTTTACCCACTTACTATTATTACCCATAACGTAGTCTTTTTTCTTTGGATGCGTTGTACCAGGTTTAACTTTACTCTTTATCCAGTTACCTAATTTTGTTCCAGCCTTCTCAGCTAAAGGTGTTAGATACTTATCAGCAAGAGCATAACCAAGAGCACCAACTATTGTTCCTCTAGCTCCTCCAGTCTTTTGTGCGTTTCTTAATTTCCATTGAGCTTTATTGAGCTTGTTGATTGCTCTATTAGTTGTTTGCTCAGTAGTTTTAATTTGTTTTTGCTTCTTTTTATAAGCAGTATCAGCTCTGTCTATACCTTTTTGTGTTCTGTCAGCAGCTGCATTAACGTCTTTAGCAGTTCTTGCTTGCTCGTCTATTATATTTCGTGTTTCTGCATTTAATAATCTAATCTTATCCATTTCTGACAGCTTCGGTCCCCTTTTAAAGGGCCGTCTTCTGTTATAAGCTCCATCTCCTTTCTTCTTGTCGCTCACTTTACATCGCCTCTTTTACGGGCATAAGACAAAGTACCTGGACCTTCATTCCATTCTTTCTTTGAGAGTCCATGACCTTTAGTTATATCTGAAGCGATATACCCAGCAACGCTGCCTTTTTTAAGTAATGAGGCAACTCTTATAATACCTCTAAGTCTATTCTTAGCGCCTGAGCCTACAGTTACTTTTGTAGATTTAGGTTGAGGCTTAGCACCACCTACAGTGTGACGACCACCTTTATATCCTTGAGATCTTTTTACTTGCTGAGCTCTGTTACGAGTACCAGTAACCTTTCTTCTCTTTTTTAGAAAATTCGGATCTCTACCAGAATCGCTTGTTGGAGTTGCCATTATTTTTTAGATTTTAATAGAGCAATTTTAGCTTCTAGTTTAGCAATTTTTGCTTCAATTGCAGAATAACCTGCTTGTGCTACTTCTACTTTTTTTGATTTTTTTGCCATGATTATCGGTTTTTATCTTTATTTACGTTATTAATGGATGTAATCATTACTTTATCCATATAGGTTTTACCTTTCATTATTTTATTTCTATCAGAAGTTGGTATGTCTTCTTTTCCGAGCATAATTCGGTACATTCGACTTATTAGCTGTTTACACTTAAAAGAAACTTTGTATATGTTGTACTTTTGAGTTGTCCGATTGTGTTTTCTCCACACCGTTATCCAACCTTGTTTAAGTAACCTGTTCCAGCGCCTGTTGTCCCAACTATAAGAATATGTACCGATTTTAAAATCTTCTCGAGTGAAAAGATCCATGCAATCGAAATAAATTAATAATTCAAGATCTGCATCGTTTAAATTATTATTTTTACAAGCCCATTTTCTTATAATTCTATAATGTTTTAAAAGATTTAGATTTCTTATATCAGACGCTTCTAATCTCATAACACTACTACTACATGTACAAAATTAACTACGTGATATATATTTTTTTTAATTTCTATTTGATGTGCATTATTTTTATCAAAATAAATAACATCTTTAGATTTAATTCCTATAACTTTATCTCCAACTGATAAAACTGTTCCCTCTGCATATCTAATATCTTCTCTTTGTTTTTCAGCTAAAAAAAGACCGCCTTTAGTTTCAGATACACCTAATTTGGTCATATCTACTATTAAATTATTCCCTATTGCCTTCATTAATTCTTAAATTATTGATTACACAATCGGTTGATAAAATAGTAGTGGCTACAGATGCAGCATTCTTAAGTGCACTTTTTGTAACTAACAATGGATCTATAATTCCATTATCAATCATATTTACCATATTTCCTGTAACTACATTTAATCCTTCACCAGTTGTTGTAGGGAAATTATATTCTTCTATCCCTGCATTGGCTAAAATTATTTTAAAAGGAGCTTTAATAGCTTCTAATAATAT